ACAGGTCGTATGAGTGAACTCACAGACGAGGAAACTTTAGATGATCTACCATTTTAGGAGGCAACATGAAAGAAATTGTATTTGATATTGAAGCCAATGGTTTAAAGCCTGATACTATTTGGTGTATTGTAGCTAAACCTTTAGGTGAACCAGTAGTTTCCTTCGGTCCTTCTAGAATAAAAGAAGGCATAGAGTATCTTGAAGAAGCAGATGTTCTTATTGGTCATAACATTCTAGGTTTTGATATGCCCGTGATTGAAAAATTATATGGTGTAAATCTAAATAATAAAGTTATCAAAGATACTTTAGTTATGTCTAGACTTTTTAATCCTATCCGAGAGAACGGACACAGTTTAAAAACTTGGGGATACGTAATAGGTATGCCTAAAGCTGAACAACCTGAGGATTGGGACAGTTATAACAATGAGATGTTAAAGTATTGTCAGCAAGATGTTATCTTAAATGAAAGAGTTTACAAAAAACTACTTGAAGATGGTGAAGATTTCTCAGAAGAGTCAATCAATCTAGAACATTCTGTTGCTTTAATATTAAAAGAACAGGAAGATACAGGCTTTGAATTCAAACAAGAGCAGGCTATGCTTTTAGTTGCGAGACTTAAAGAAAGAATGTTTCAAGTTGAGAAAGAAGTGCAGAAGGTATTTAAACCTAAGATGGTTGATATAAAATTAGTAACACCTAAACTTAAAAAGGATGGTACACTATCTAAGTCAGGCTTAACTGCTGAAGAATATGACAAAGTATTATCAACTGCTGACTTGAAACCTTTTATGAGACAGAAGCTACAACCTTTTAATCTCGGTAGTCGTAAACAAATTGGTGAATATTTAAAAGACTTTGGTTGGAAACCTAATAAGTTTACACCGACAGGTCAACCTATTGTTAATGAATCTTCCTTAGCTAAGGTAAAAAAGATCCCTGAGGCTAGACTAATAGCAGAGTTTCTTTTATTACAAAAGAGAATTGCACAAATAGATTCATGGATACTAGCAGTAGCTGAGGATAATAGAGTGCATGGTTTTGTAGTACCCAATGGTACTATCACAGGTAGGATGTCTCACAGGTCTCCTAACGTAGCTCAAGTTCCTAGTTTAGCTAGTGAATATGGGCTTGAGTGTAGAGCTTGTTGGACAGTTAAAGATGGTTATAAATTATTAGGTGTTGATGCTAGTGGTCTTGAACTACGAATGCTTGCACACTATATGGACAATGAGGATTACATAAATGAAGTTACAACAGGAGACATACATACAGCTAATCAGAAAGATGCAGGACTTGAATCAAGAGATCAGGCAAAGACATTTATCTATGCATTTATATACGGAGCAGGAGATGCAAAGATTGGGAGTGTGGTTGGAGGAGGCAAAAAACTTGGCTCAGAACTTAAGAAACGATTCCTCGATAATAACCCATCACTTAGAACTCTTAGAGACAGAGTATCTAAAGCAGCTAAACGAGGTTACCTCAAAGGATTAGATGGTCGTAAGATATTTATTAGAAATGAGCATGCTGCTTTGAATAGTTTATTACAAGGTGGTGGTGCAATAGTTATGAAGAGAGCATTGGCTATGCTTGATTCTATAATTAAATTAAACACATATGATGCTAAGTTTGTAGCTAACATCCACGATGAATGGCAGATAGAAGTTAGAGAAGATTTAGCAGATCATATAGGAGAATTAGCTGTCGGCTGTATTGAGAAGGCAGGTGAATATTATAACATGCGTTGTCCTTTAACAGGAGAATATAAAATAGGAGGAGATTGGAGTGAAACACACTGAGATAAATAGAGCAGGAGATATGGCAGAACACTATGCAGTAACTTGGTTATGGGATAAAGGCTATGAAGTATTTAAAAACTGTGGTTGTACTGGAGCTATAGATTTGATTGCTATATCTGAAACAGGAAAGGTAAGATTAATAGATGTTAAATCTTATTCAGTTCCTGAAGGATCAGAAGAAAGAACTAGGAAACCTTCTGGTGTTAGAAATAAGGAACAAAAAAAATTAGGGGTAGAGCTTTTACATTATAATATGAATACTCGTAAGCTTAGATTTGTGGAACATAAAAAATGAAAAAGAAATTAGAAAATATAGTACCTGATATATACAAAGCTATTGTTCCTTTAACAAAAGGAGAAGGATTAGATATTTCAGAAGAAATGATTGATTCGTTTGGTGAAGATATGAAATCAGCTATGCGAGACTGGGTTAAAAAACAACCTAAGACTAAGGATTCTTTACGTATGTCTAACATAGGTAAGCCTGCTCGACAGCTTTGGTATAACAAACATTCAAAAATAAAAGCAAAAGATTTACAGGCTACGTTAATGATAAAGTTTTTATATGGTCATATTCTTGAAGCTCTTGTAGTCTTCCTTGTTAAATTATCTGGACATAAAATTACTGACCAACAGAAAGAAGTTAATGTTGGTGGTATCAAAGGACACATGGATTGTAAAATAGACGGAGAGGTAGTAGATATTAAATCCACATCAGGCTTTGCCTTTAATAAATTTAAGAATGGTACTCTACCTGAGAACGATAGCTTTGGATATATGGCACAGCTTGCAGGGTACGAAGAAGCAGAAGGCACAGATCAAGGAGGTTTTCTAGCTATCAATAAAGAAACAGGGGAACTTTGGTTCTTTAGACCTGACGAGCTTGACAAACCTGATATAAAGTCTAAAATTAAAGGGTTGAAGGCAACGCTAAAAAAGCCTGAACCACCTGAACTATGTTACCAACCGGTAGCAGAAGGAGTTCAGGGCAACTTTAAACTTCCAAGAGAATGTACATGGTGTCCTCATAAAATAGAATGCCATGCTAAATCAAACGATGGACAAGGATTGCGTATATATAATTATGCAAGAGGTCCTGTCTTTTTCACAGACCTAGTAGTAGAACCACGAGTAAAGGAGATCACAGATGAATGGAAAGAAAGCTAAATTTATTCGTAGACAAGCAGAGAAACTTCAGGTACAATGGATTAATAGTTTGTTGACTGATGATACTGAACAGATAACTGAAGAAACATTAAATCAAGCTCTCCCCGATCAAGAATATTATTATAAAGGATACACTATTTGTTTGTCCTTTATGAATCATAAGTGGGTTGAGAAAAGATTAAAGAAAAATATTAATTTAACTCTTGAGGATTTAGTAAAAGAAAATGGGTGAATATAATTTAAATACTATAAACTTAGATGATCTATTATTTATATTAGGTGGTTTCATTTTTCAAGGAGACTCAACTGACGAAATAGATATAACATTACTTTTAAGATTAGATGAATTAATCACATTAAAATTACAAGAGAGAACAGATGAAATTCCAGACGGAACAACATTACATTAAGGAGATAAGATGAGTTATAAATTTAACGAAGATAATATACTACAACAGATAGAAAGGTATATAGATGGAACATACGACAGACACTATGCACAAGGTAAGTATCAAGCAACTGATATGATTATAGATGCAGGACATGGTAAAGGTTTTTGTATGGGTAACATTATGAAGTATGCTATGAGGTGTGGTAAGAAAGAAGGTGGTGACGCTGAGTTAGACTTACTTAAAATAATACACTATGCTATAATAGCTATAGCTTTAGAAGATACAGACTATCATTTAGGAGACACGAATGACTGAAGAATATTTAGGAATTCAAATAGATTATAGTAAAGATAGTAAGCTTGATAAGTTTAGTATAGATACTTTAAAGGACAGATATTTTTGGACAGACGAAGAGAGTCCACAAGAAGCTTTTGCAAGAGCAGCCGTATTTGCTGCAACTTATAAAGGCTCTATAGATTTTAATTTAGCACAGAGGTTATATAATTATGCATCCGATCATTGGTTTATGTTTAGTACTCCTATACTTAGTAACGGAGGAACAACTCGTGGGCTTCCTATTAGCTGCTTTCTCAATTACGTACCTGATTCGAGGGTTGGTCTTTCTGATCACTATGATGAAAACATATGGCTCGCAAGTTCAGGTGGAGGTATCGGTGGATATTGGGGAGATGTTAGGAGTGATGGTATTTCAACTGGCAACGGTTCTCGTTCTACTGGCTCGATCCCCTTTATGCATGTCGTAGATGCAGAGATGCTTGCCTTTAATCAAGGCACAACAAGACGAGGGAGCTATGCTGCTTACTCAAACATATCTCACCCTGAGATTGAAGAGTTTATTAATATGCGAAGAGCATCAGGTGGTGATATAAATAGAAAGAATTTAAACTTACACAACGCAGTCAACATTACTAATGAATTTTTAGAGTGTGTTAAAGACGATGCAGAGTGGAGGTTGATTGATCCTAAAACTAACGAGCCTACTAAAGTAATAAAAGCTAGAGAGTTATGGATGAAGTTGCTTGAAGCACGAGCTGAGACAGGTGAGCCTTATCTTATTAATATAGATAAGTGTAATGAGGCTTTACCTGAGGAGCAGAAAGCTTTAGGTTTAGAAATTAAACAGAGCAATCTGTGTTCTGAGATTACCTTACCTACCAATGAAGAGAGAACTGCTGTTTGTTGTTTGTCAAGTGTGAACTTAGAATATTTTGATAAATGGAAGAAAGATAAACAATTTATAGATGATCTAATTACAATGCTTGACAATGTATTAGAACATTTTATTGAAGACATAGTAGATACATCTAGACTAGGTGGGTATACTGCAAATTTTAAGAGGTTTAAAACTTATGTTAAAGAAGGTAAAGAAGGTATGGTTAAAGCTGCATACTCAGCTTATAGAGAAAGGTCAGTTGGTTTGGGAGCAATGGGATTCCATGCGTATCTCCAAAGTAAAGGGTTATCTTTTAATGGGTTACAACAGACTGGTATCAACAACACAATCTTTTCTCACATTAAAACCCAAGCTGTTACAGCAACTCAAAGACTCGCTGAGATACGTGGTGAAGCTCCTGATGTACATGGTAGCAATAATCGTAACTCTCATCTTTTGGCTGTTGCTCCTAATGCCAGTAGCAGTATTATATGTGGTGGCACTTCCCCTAGTATTGAACCATATCGTGCTAATATATACACGCACAAAACTCTCTCCGGTAATTACAAAGTTAAAAATAAATTTTTAGAAAAGGTATTAAAAAAGAAAGGATTAAATGTAGAAGAAAGAGATAAAGTATGGAAAAATATTTCAAATGAAAGAGGTTCTATTCAAAATATTAAAATATTTAATAAAGATGAAAAAGAAATATTTAAAACTGCTGATGAAATAAATCAATTACAACTTGTAGAACATGCTAAGATTAGACAACCTTACATTTGTCAGAGTCAAAGTGTTAATTTATTTTTCGTTCCTCCTAAAGCAACAGAGGATCAAGAAGTACATAATGAATACTTACAGTATGTTAACGATGTGCATTGGTATGCGATGCATAATTTAAAATCTTTATATTACTTACGATCAGACGCAGCTAAATCTGCTGAGAATGTTAATGTAAAGATACCAAGAATTAACTTAGAAGACACAGAATGTTTAAGCTGTGAAGGATAAAATAATGAAGACATTAAATGAAGGTGATACCTTATATGAAAGTAAGTATGATGCACTTACAAAACTGTACGAAGGACAGGTAGCTGTAGCTAAAGCAGAGTTACTTGTTTACTTCTCAACCTCAGTAGGTGTAGCAGAACACCCTGAATTAATTACTTCGATGGATAGTTTAATGGATAAACTAACTTCTGCCGAAGAGAAACTTAAATCATTACAGAATAATTTCTAATGGCTAATACTTTTAGAAGTTTCTGTGATCGTATGTGGTTGGACCATTGTGACGAGAACTCAGCCTTTGGTGCTATTGCTTTAGACAAAGAAGAATATATTAAAACTTATAACGAATGGCTACTTAAAAAGTATGCTGAACAACTGGAGGAAAAAGATGAGCCTACTAAGCTCTAGAAATTATTACAAACCTTTTGATCATCCTTGGATGTATGATTACTGGGATTTACAAACACAGATGCATTGGTCTCACAATGATATACCACTATCAACTGATGTAAAAGATTGGAATACTATTTCAGATAGTGAAAGAAATCTGCTTACTCAAATATTTAGATTGTTTACTCAGTCAGATGTGGATGTAGGTTCAGCCTATGTCAATACATTTATGAGAATATTTAAGAAGCCTGAAGCAGGTTTAATGATGGGTGCGTTTCATCATATTGAAGGCATACATCAAGCTGCTTATAGTGCTCTATTAGATACTGTTGGTATGCCTGAAATAGAATACAAAGCCTTTGCTGAGTATGAAGAGATGGCTAATAAACATGAGTATATTCAAAAGTTTAAACCAACTCTTAAAGATAAGAAAGGAATAGCTAAAGCTCTCGCAGTCTTCTCAGCTTTTACAGAAGGACTACAGTTATTCAGTAGCTTTGCAGTCTTGTTAAACTTCCCTCGCTTTGGTAAGATGAAGAACATGGGGCAAGTAATAGCCTACTCAATACGTGACGAGAGCCTACATGTTGAGGCAATGACTAAATTATTTAGAGAGTTTATTCAAGAGAACCTTGAGATATGGACAGATGATTTTAAGAAAGAACTCTATCAGATATGTAGAGACATGGTAGAACTAGAAGATAAGTTTCTTGATCTTGTATTTGAGATGGGAGATTTAGAAGGTCTAACAAAAGAAGATATGTATGC